ACTTAAATATTCAGAAAAGGTTTTATTTGCTATAGGATACGATTCAGAACCCATAGTATCTGCATCAAATAAAGTTTGAGCCTGATTTTTAGCAGTAGTCCATCTAGCTTTTTGGTTGGCTATATCTTGTTGCCATGTCAAAAAAGAATTACATTGCTCTATAAAACCAGCAACGTGCTCTCTTAATTGTTCTTCAGAATCTATAGTAGGTGTTTGGTCAACTTTGTCTATGTGACTACTAATACCATTACCAGAACTATTTAATACTGGTATTTTTCTTCCTTTTAAAACATTAGTCCACTCTGTGTTATCAGTTGCTTCTATCTTAGTGTCATTAACATACCATGCACCATCTTTAATAGCATCTGTGTCTGCACATCTTGTAAAAGTAGTTCCTTGAAATATATACCAATTTGCCATTTTAACTCCTAATCACTTGCATTTTCTCTAATTAATAAAATACCTGGTCCTCCGTTTCTAGGTCCTACCTCTTGCGAATTTCCTTGAGTCACCCTATGTCCACGACTAGCTTTAGCAGGAACAGAACCTAAGGCTGCAAATTTCATATTAGTTTGAAAACCTGGTGTAGAAGGTGTTGACCCATCAAAGTTTCCAAAACCAGCTAGAGCATTAAAATCATAAACATTTTCAAATGTAACTCCAACTGTGTGTGCAGGAGATGACAAAGTACCAGGACTTGCAGCTGTACCAGTTCCAGTATTAGGATTGATAGGAGAAAAGTGAGGAACTTGAGTACCAGCATTTGCAGTAATTGTACCTGAAGGATGAGCAAACGTACTTGCTTGAGCATTAGTTGGTTCAAACCCACCAGAGCCTACTGTGTAAGCAACTGGACCTATTCCACTTGGTGTTGCTATATTAAAATATCCAAAACCACCAGGTCCTCCACGACCACCAGTACCCATAGTAAAGTTTCCATCAGGTTGTCCTCTTCCTCCACCTCCAGCAATAAATAATTGTATTCTTGTTGTATTTGGATTTGTAGAAAATTGTCCAGAAGCAGGTCCTCTTTTATATAAACCAGTTGTGCCACCTATATCAAAACCAGGACTACCAGCTGCTCCTGATGAAGCAGAGGTAATTCTTCCATCTGCGTCTACTGTAATGGTTGCACTAGTATAAGTTCCTGCTGATACAGTTGTTGCTGCTAATTGTGTTGCACCTACAGCACCAGGTCCTATTTTGGGAGCTGTTACTGCTTCAGGTCCTATCTTGGGAGCTGTTACTGCTTCAGGTCCTATTCCTGCCTCGACTACAGCACCAGGTCCTATTTTGGGAGCAGTCACTGCACCTGGTCCTATTCCAGCTGCTACAACAGCACCAGGTCCTATTCCGTCTGCAACGACAGCACCAGGTCCTATTTTATCTGAAGTAACTGCATCGTCTGCAATTTGTGCAGTTCCTATTGTGCCTCCTAAAGTATCTAAAGACACTTCTTTTAAATTTGTTCCATCTGCATAAGCTGCATATATTTTAGCTGCATCTAAAGTAAAACCACTTCCACTTGCAGTTTTTATGGTAAGATTAGTTGGATTAGTTAATCCAGTGGCATCAAATATATAAAATTTTTCTATACTGTCTGGCACTGTACAAACTGTACTTGATGCAATGGAAGCTGATGCAAATTTTATTACCATATTTCTTGCATTTGATATGGATGCATTACTCATAGCAAGAGCAAGTGTACCACCACTACTTAAAGTAACTTGTTCAAATCCTGCTATCGCTTGTTGTAATAATTCTAAATTGGTGTTTGTTTTTGTTCCCCAAGTTCCAGCATTTTCTCCAGTTGCCATTAACTCAAGTTTTAAATCAGATGAAAATGTTGATGCCATATAATATCCTTTATGCTGCTGTTTCTATTTCAGTCCAAGTAACTGTTGAGCCAGTATCTATTTCTGCCCATGCTATTATTATTACACTTCCTACTGCACTCGTCAATACAACTCCAGTAACATCATCAACTACTCCTTGACCAGTTACCTCTACAGCAGTGCCTACAGCAGAAGTTCCAGATACACCAGAAACACTATAAATAAAAACTGGTGTTATAGAACCTACAGAACCAGTTGCACTAACTCCAGATACTGCAAAAGTTGCAGTTCCTACTACGGTTACTGAACCTACAGAGCCAGTTGCACTAACTCCAGTTACATCTACTGGTGTTTTTAATCCTGCAATAATGCTTCCTACAGAAGTGGTCGAGCTTACACCAGTTGCTGTTTCATTTGTAGTTTGAACTAAAGTAAATGTTCCTAAAGAAGTAGTGGATGATACTCCAGATACAGATACAGTTGCAGTACCAGTAATCGTTACAGAGCCAATAGCACTTGAAGAAGATACTCCAGTCGGAGTAACAGTTGCGTTTGCTTGTGTGGTTACAGAACCAATAGCACTTGTAGAGGAAACTCCTGATGGTGCAGCCGTAAATGCACCATTCCAAACTTTATTTCCCCAAGTCCCTCTTCCCCAGCCTACACCTGTTAAAAATTCATCATCAATAGTAACCGAACCTACAGAAGTTGAAGAGCTTACTCCAGATACAGTTTCTATTCTACCTAACGCAATACTGTTAGAACCTACAGCAGAGGTTGTGGATAGACTGGCAACTGTGAATGGGTCAACTGCAATACCAGCAGTAACAGCACCAACAGAACTTGTGCTTGAAACACCAGTAACTGTTATAGTGCAAGTTCCTGTTACAGTAGCAGTTCCAGCAGAACCTGTGCTGGATACACCAGTAGCTGTTTGGTTTACATCAGATTGTTGATTCCAAGCATTCTGTCCCCAAGTGGCTTCACCCCATGCGTTAGCCATTTTTTATATCCTTATGCTATTCTTAAAATAGCACTTGAAGCATTAGCAGTTGGAAATTGTATTGTAAATGTTCCTGAAGTAGCAGTCTTGTCTCCACCAAAATCTAACACAGCTACTGCTGGGTCTCCTGAAGCAGTATCGTTATAAATTACAGCTCCTCTTGCAGTCAAAGTTACTCCTACAAAAGACAAATCAACAAAATCCACCACAGCAGTATCACTGTCTAAAGTAGGTGTTACAGGTACTAAAGCTTTTCCAGTAGCTGAATATCCAGAGGGTGAACTTACTTCATTATCGGATGTGTAAGATGTTGTTGACTTACCAAGAGTTGCACTTGATGTATACATAGATAATTTAAAACTGTTACCACCAGGGTTAGTAAAATTATGAACCCCTTTCATAACATCTCTTTTAAATACATTACATACCACACTTGTTGTTATTGCCATTTTTTACTCCTTATCTAGTTAAGGTGAAGGGGAAGCCACTTGTATTCTAGGTACACCGTCATCATACTCGCCTCTTCTTCTTCGACCCATTTGTTGCAACGCAAAGTCTTGTATCTCTTCATTATACTTTGTTTTATATAAGTTGTACATATCAATAGGACCTTTTAAATAACTAAAACATTCTGTTAATACTCCATGCAATAACAAAGATTCTTGATGTGTTGACAAGAAGGTAGATGTAGAAGAATCAAAATGGTCAGGGTCTTTAATATAATTAAGTTGTATGGTGTATGTTTGGTCAGGCACTGGAGCTAATAAAATATTTTTATCATCCCAATTTGCATAATATTTTGGTTGTCCTGTTGTGTCTGCTGGATTAAATTCGGCTATAAAAGAGGTATCTCTTTTCTCTAAAAAATCTCTTGTGCTACTATTTATAATTTGTACAGAACGAATGACCATAGTGTCGTTTGGTGTATTTAAGAATCTTTGACTAGCCACAGTGGTGGCAGATACATATTTTCTTATATCGTCATAATCAACTTTATTAGCAATATCTAATTCGGTGTTTCTTATAAACTGGTCAAGTAAAGTGTCACTCAAAACATTTGAATCTACTTCAGTGTAACTACGAACTTGTGTTAAAAAATTAGAATGTGAAATAGTCATGAAATCACCACTGTAAAATCTGTACCAACTGCTGAAGTTGCAGACACTGCTGTGAGTTTAGTTCCTAAAATAGAATCACTTTGTGCCACTGTCATACTTGTTCCACCAATTCCACCGTCTCCATTATCTGCAAAAAAACCACTACTGATAAATAATAAAAATTCTTTTTCATTTTCAGGTGGTCTTGGTCTTGCATTCGCCAAAGCAATAGCATCTCCTTTAATATGTTTTTTTCTTATCTGTGGATGTTTAGCTTCAAACTCTGATTTGTGTACAAAAGAACCATTCCATTCTTTTACCATTTCATTATAAGGAAAAGCTAATCCTGACCTATCTGAAATTGCTTGAGCATATTTACCTCTTGCGTATGCCATCTATCCTCCTTGTGGAAAGTAATTTTGTGGTGTAATGTAAACAGAAGTTCTTTGACCATCCTCTGTTAAAGCTCTTTGTAATTCATCTTCATATAATAATTTATTTTGCTGTACTAATTGTGGATTTTTTTTCATAGCTAAATAATAAGAAAGTCCTGCAACCATACAAGGAATAAAACGAAAAACCACATCTGCTTGATTTGTGTACGCACCAGTATCTTCTATTCTTTTTAAGTAATAATATTTTACATAAGTGTAAGTTGATGCATCTGGTGTTTGATACAGAGTTATTGTTGGAGTCGTTTGTCTGTCCACATAATATTGACTAGGTTGACCTTGTGAACCTTTGTTAGGTAAGGCTGCATATTCACTCCTTGATATTTTGGTAAGAGAGACATCGTTTGTAGACGAGGTAGTTCCAGTAGTTGTGGAAACATAAGCCTCTAATATGTCGTTTGCGTTGCTTGGTGCTGTGTAAGTTGCTGTTCCTGCTGTCAGTTCTTGTTCTTTTAATTCTACCTTCCATAAGTGAACCCCTCGGTTTCCCCATTCGCTGAAAAGAATATTTAAACTTCGCCTTGCTGATTTTAAATCCTTTCCAGAATTAGTGCGTACACCACATCGTTCATAGGCTTCCTCAATGATGTCATCTATGTCTAAATCAAAAGCTGTTGTTCCAGAAGTAGCCATAGTTCACCCTACATAACACCTTTGAATTTTATTCCTTTAATAGCTTGTCCACCTCCACGAACTATTCCTCCTTCTACTTTTTTATTTTCAGCCATAGCTTTTTGTATGGCTTCTCCTCTTGCTCTTTCATATTTACTAAACATACCATCACCATCTAAATCAGCCTTGGGTGACAAATTCATTCCTCCTTCACTTAAACCTTTCCTAAGTTTTTCTTTGCCAATTTTTCTTCTTTGTTTACCATAAGCAGAGGGGACAACTTTAAATTTTAACTCTTTGTCAGTTACTGCACCTTTTGTAGTTTTTTTCTTTTTAGGAAAAACAGTTGGAGAAGGTGAACCTTCAGGTCTATCACCAGGTAGTTTGACTTTTGATTTATTTTTATTTTTTAAAATAGTCGGTGCTCCTGCACCTATCAATGCAGCTTTAACACCTTCCATCATAGCACCGTTTTTTAAACCCTTAGCTTTAATTTTTTTTATACCTTCTGTAACTCCACCTTCTTTTTTACCCATTAGTTCTTTTAATTTTTTCATAGAAGTGTTTTTGTTTACTTTGTCCTTACCATATTTACTTTGTAATCTTTTAATAAGGTCTCCTTTTTTAAAATCTTTAAATTCTTGTCCTAATATTTTTGTAGTCATTATATCACTCCTTTATAATAATCTGCTAATCCACCTTGAACTGCAAAAGTTTTTACATTTGTTGGTTTACCACCAACACCTTGAGCTTTAGCTCTTTTTCTTTTTACTGCACTTTTTCTTTGTCCTTCACTCATTCTTCTAGCTTTTGCTAAAGGAACACATTTCGGATATTTTCTTTTAGCATCTGCTTTTTGTTTACTTCTACCACAAGGTGCAAACGAACCATCTTTTCTTTTACTTCCGATGTCTACCCACTTTTGAGCAAACCATTTTTTTAATCCTGACATTACTTCAATAAATCTTTATAGTAAGATTTTGCAGAACTATTTGTGCCATAATCACTTTGTATAGCACTTCCCATAACTTCGTGTGTATCTATAAAGTCTCCAGTGGCAACTGGTTTAGGACCTTTAAAATCTTTTCTTTTTACACCACTTGGGTCTTTAATTTTTCCAGCACATATTTTAGATGCATACGCATTTGCATATGCACTTGGGTAAACCTTAAATTTTCTTTTGGCAGCTGCTTTGCCTCTTGGACATAGTTTTGTCATAGTACACCTCTATTAAGAGTATAAAGTCAAAAAATATTTTTGTCTATGCCTCTGGCAAAGTAAGTTTAAAAGCTAATGTTATTCTGGGATAATGTGGATTGTTTCCAGACAAAGCTCTGTGTAATACTCTACCTTTAAAAAAAATAAGTTTACCTCTTTCAAAATCAATGTCTTTATCTCTTGTTTGAAAAATTCCAACTCCTTTAGGTTGTGTTGGTCCTAACATAATTAAAGCTGTTCTTGCTTGGTCATCTCCTTCATCAACGTGCCATGTTCCATTCATACCAGGATACTGTATGTTTGCATAAAATCTTGATAATATTAATTTACTTAACTTTAAAGTGTGACAGATTTCATTTATTAAGTAATTATATAAAAACCATTTTTTATTTAAAAAAACTGTGTAAAAACAATTTTCGTCATTATGATTGGAATTGTGTCCATATTGATGTTTGCATTTAAATAAAACAAACTCCTCTAACAAAGTGCACGTTCTTGCTGGTAGAAAATCTTTTACAACTATAACTTCTTTTTCTGCACTAAGACTTCTTTCTTTTTCGTTTTCCTGCACAATAAGCTCTCTCGCTAAATCCTTTTGGTTTAGCACAATTTATACTAGCTTTTCTTTTTCTTGTCCACTTTTTTTTCTGAGGAGGTTTGGATATTTGTTGCCTCATTTGACTACGACTAATACTCATCTTAAAGTATATACCACTCTTCCTTCTTTATTTCTAGTGGCTTGTTTATACTCATGCCTATTTTTTTCAGAACAAAAAGAAACATGAACCCAACCTGAATTAGGATTTACACCATCATAAAATTCCAAAATTAATTGGTCAAAAGAGCAGTTTGTATGTATCCAGTCAGACAGTTCATTATTTTTAACTCCAAATATTTCAATGTCTGCTGCTTTTCCCTCTGTATGTTGCGAGGAAGAACTTCCACCAATCATCTTGTTAAGAGCAGTGCAGCGAAAACCAGAAGATATAATAACAGGCATAAGATAATAATTCCGTATCGGCTGTAATATATTCGTACAAAGAGCTTTAAGATTATTAAGTTGAGTTTTGTTAGGAGTATTATCAATATCATTTCGTAAAGCTGTTTGTGATTTAGTAAATTCATCTAAAGAAAAATTGTCTGATAATTTCATTTAACATCTCCATCGTCTACGAGCTGCACATATTCTTTTTTTAGGTGTTTTTTGACAATTTATATTGTGCATTTTCATTTGTCCTTTGCTTCTAGAACAATAAGACTTTCTTCTTTTTTGTCTAGACTTGCTTGGTTTTTTTTCTGTCACAGCAGTCTTGAGTTTAGAGCCAGGATTGTCTCTTCGATATTTTTCAACACCTTTTTGAGTCATTCCTGCTCCAGACTCTGTAGACCTAAAATACTTCTTGGTTTTTGGTGGCATACCACCATTTTTAAAACTAAGAAGCTCTGCTGTGTATTTATCCATAGTATACTGTTGCACTTACAACACTACCTGAAGGCAAATCTATAAAAGCACCTTCTCTAAACAAAATACCATCATCAGGTATATAAGGTTCAATATAATCTTTTGTAGTTGTAGCTACAGTGTAGAAAAATTTAGTTGTACCTGTTTGAGAAGATTCTTTAAAACTTATGTCTGCTACAGTTCCTCCTGTTGTAATCTGTGCACCTTTAACTCTTGTTGCTCCAGTGAATATAGCTCCAACTGTGTCTGCACCATTACCAGCAGAAGTGTTTGTCCCAACTGCTCCATCTACTGCTATTTGTGTAACAGTAGAAAAGAACACACTACCAGTAACTGTAGTATTATTAGGACCAGTTATATCTTCCGTAATAGTTGAACCAGAGGCATCTGTTCCAGTNACAGTAAATGTTCTTGCAGATATGTTTCCAGTAGAAGTCAAACTTATAGTAGAACCTACATTTGTTCCTGCATAAGCTCCAGTACCAGCTGCTGTAGCAAGTGACATATTACCAGCTCCTCCAAGAGTTTGAGCAGCTGCCACACTTGTCGTTGAGGCTGCTGCTGGTTTAAAGGTTTTAACTTGTAGTTGTAAACCCATAATTTATCTCCTTATCTATCTGAAGCTGCAAACATATAATCTAAAGTTGTTGCTTTAGTACCTGTGGCATCTCCTGAAATTGACATAGCTGCAATAGTTAAATTTTCATCATCAGGAATATTAGCTGTGTGTGTAGCAACTAAACTTCTATCTATAAAGAAATCTACTTTGCCAGTGCTTTGAACTCTAATACTTAATGTTCTATAAGTATCATCTGCAAAATCAATACCTGAGTCAGTTGAAGTTTCTGTACCATCTTTTTCAGTTTTACAAAGAATAGAAGCATCCCCATCGTCTACTTGAAATACAATTCTATCAGCTGCTGATAACATAGCTTCTGGATTAGTTGCAAAGTTAACTGTAAAACCTATGCAAAAATCCATCTGGTCAGCATCAGATAATTTAGCTTTTGCTTCAAACCATAAATCTTTTCCTGATTGCACTGCAAAAATTTCATTTTTTTGAATTGATGCACCATCGTTATCTGTTGTACCTGCTGAAGTTAAAGCCACTTCACCACCAACTGTGTCTGCTACTATTGCTACAGACGCACCTGAATCTTTTACAACTGTCCATCTATGTCCAGTATTTGAATCAAATCCAATTCTGTCAAAGTCATCCATATATGCTATGTAATCAGGGTTTCTGTCTATTGGTAAATTTTCAAACCATTTTTTTGTTCCGTCTTTTCCTGCAAACAAAATAGGTCCAGTAAAATGTACTGCCATTTTTATCTCCTAGTTTAAAGATATAGTCCTCTAGGGGGTCTGCCAAGCCAGTCTATATCAGTTATAAAATTCTTGGTACTAACAGTATACAAAAAAAAAGAGGACTATGTAAGTCCTCTTTCGTTTATTATAATTTAGTT